CTCCATAGCTCCGTTAGCCATACCTCCCTCCTCATTGAAGCTCTTAAGAGTAGCATTGAACTGCTCAACGCTTACAGCTCCAGCTCCTAGCTCTGAAGGTAGTAATCCTGTAGCATCTGAAAGCGCCTTGAATATAGGGATACCCCTCTCAGCTAGTTGGTTTAAATTCTCTAGCTCTACCTTACCCTTAGCATTTACCTTAGCGAAGATAGCCGCTATCTCGTTAATGGGCTGGCCTGTTGTGGCTGCTATATCTCCTAAGAATTGGAGCTGTTCGTTTACCTCGCTTATCTTAGTACCTGAAGCTATGAGCTGACGAGCTGAAGTAGCAACCGCTTCTATCTGGAAGGGAGTCTTAGCTGTAAACTCATTGAGCTGCTCCATCATGTCAGCCGCTTGCTTCGCTCCTCCTGTTAGAGAGATAAAGCTTACCTCCATCTTCTCTAGGTCTGCTGCGCTCTTAATAGCCATAGCCCCTACTCCGAGAATAGGTAGCGTAATGGCTTTAGTCATCTGAGTACCTAGAGCCGTGAAGTTAGAAGTCATTGAGCGCATATTGCGCTGCACTTTACCGAGGCTCTTATTTAGATCCCTTGTATCTGCTCCTATCCGTACTACTAAATCTCCTAGCTTTGCCATTACTTACTATATTTTACCAAGCTTTCGAGCATCCTTCTGCCGTCTAGCTGTGGCTTATTCTTTTGTGCTGCTTTCTCCCAAGGGAAGACAGCTAAATCTTTTGGGGTGATCTTCGCCCCTTTCTTTGTGTGTACGTTTAAGAGTAGAGCTGTTTGCCACCTAGTGCGCTCCCAATCTGAGCGCTCCTTGATCTCTTCGCTTTGTCTCTTACCTCGTACAGCGTTGCCGAGCTCCTCGAATGTTAAAGAGTAAAGGGCTGCTGGAGCTAAACCTAATAAGCCTAGCCCCAGCTCCTCTATCCTGTTCCATGTCAAGGGATCGCCTTTATCTTTTTTTTTGAGTCAGCTGTTGAGTCGCTACTCATAGCCTCCTCCATAACTTTAACTAACTTAGGTAAGTCTTGTACCTCGATTAGTCCTAGCCATTCATCTACACTCAAATTAAACTCCATCCCTTGAGCTGCGCAGCCATCAACTACGAAGTAGTATATAAGCTCAGGGATTAGTGTAACATCTGAAGCATCCACCTCGACTACCTTAACTCCTGTTGCTTTCTCAAAGTTTCTCCAGGCTCTAAGCGTAGCTTTTACGGGATAGCTTTTATTATTGAGTGAGATATTCATTACGAGATAACGCTATATGCTATGCTCTCTACTAGCTGTACAGTACAAGAAAATGAAGCATTATCCTCCACGCCTCCTGTAAGGTCTAGAGCAGTTATATAACCCTTAGCTACGTACTCCATATCTCCAGCGTTAGGTGTTGAGCCTGAGCCTACAATCTGAGTTAGTTTGATATCTAACTTTGCCTTAGTATTTTGAAAGTCGAAAAGCTCATGCACTCCGTTTGTAGCATCATTAGCAAACATACCAGAGAAAGACATAGTTGCCTCTATCATACCAGGTAGTAAGCTTTTATATCCCGCGTTTGATTTCGTTGTAGTATCACGAAGATCTAAGTTAGTAGAGATAGAACAATCTGTTAAATTGTTTACCATTACTAGAGATCCTCCCTCAGCTCCTAAAGTTACTTTAAGATTTGAGCCGTTTATTATTCCTGAAGTTTCAGCCATTTTATTTAGTTTTTTTGTTTTTCTTTTTACGCCTGTCTCCTCCGACAAGTGCTGTTATCATAATATCAATCCAGCCAAATATTTTAACCGCTTGACTGTCTGACGGTACGAGAGAGAAGATAGCTCTCGCAGCTATTAATAAGGCAAACAATATGCTTTGCCAGTGATTTATAATTAGATTTTCCATTTATAGATTTTTTATTCTTATTGAGTAGTCCTGGATAGCAGCCCAAAGTTTACGAGCTTCATTAACATCCATTTGTTCATTAACGTAATTAGTGCTCTGTATCTCTATCGTGTTGTACGTTCCTGTCTTTCTATCTAGAGCAGCTCTTACACTTACACCTAGATCTACTGCTTTGTTGTATGTATCCTGGAAGCCGTACACCTCTATACTAGCTGTGTCTATATCTCCGTTAGCGTTTTTAGTGTCGCTTGGTGAATTGCTTACTACAGAGTACACTACATAAGGAGCGTTTATATCTGGAGGGGCGAGCTCAGGGAAGATCTTATTTAAGACCATCTCCTCTACTGAAATATCAGTTATTTTTAAAGAACCGCCAGTATCGTTAGAATAAAACCTTAATGAAGCTGTAGGTGTGGTATTTGTAACTTTTAAATATACTGTATGAGTACCAACTGTGGAAGCTATAGCGGATTGACCATAAGCCCCTACACTTGAAACACCTAACTCAGTCCCTCCACCTGTATAAGTGTTTGATAAGATAGTGTATTTTAGTTTGTGATAAACTCCTAAACTTAAAGCATAATCTTGTTGAAGATATACCGCTTGTGAATCAGTTTTATTAAATTGAGCAAATGAATCTCCAAAAGTAACAGTATCACCAGCAGCACCATCTACAACACTCCACCCCTCTCCGAGTTCTTGGACTGAGACGCTATTTAATACTACATCGGATGCTTCACCAGTTTCTCTATAAATAAGTAAATCGGTTGCCGTTGCCACTCCGTAAAAAGTCTGCACCCCTGAACCGCTTACAACCGCAATTTGGTCACCTAACCTTACTTGAAATTTATTTGTGTTAGAAGCAATGTCTATAACTACTTTGTACGATTTGCCAGTAGTAAGAATAAATTGCCGTATTCCTTGACCATTTACACCATCCGTAATTATCTCACATTGATTATCCGCAAAACTAACCGAGCCGCCTGAGTTTTGTATAACAGTCCAATCCTCTCCGAGTTCTTTAACGGATATTGTGAAGCTTGGTACATCGTATATTTGAGCGCCATCAAAACTTAAAAACACAGAACCGTTATCTACAAAGTAAATCTCTTTTGTAGTTGTAAAATCATAATCTTGAAACAAATAACTTGCACCATCATAGAAATCACAGTTAGTTGTTCCAGTTGGTGTCGAAGTTGGTGTTATAACTAATTTATAAGACTTTGAAGAAGTAGTCGCTAAATCAATTTTAGGGCGTATAGAGCTTCCTGAAGTTCCGTCACTTGTAGAACTATAAGAAATCCCACTAATTAAAGTGATGCTTCCCCCTCCCGCATTTACGATAGTTCCAATCGTAGGCATTAACTCACTTCCAGTATCCGTAAAGTTTGGATTGTCTACAAGGTTGCTACCCGCAGCACTAAAATCTCCATTCGTTACAAGCTCCGTTCCTGTAGGTGAGTAGTCCGTAGTATTAAAGGGGAAGTTACTTTGTACGTCCTTAGATTGAGACAGTATGTTATATATCGCTTTACCTACCTTCATAGATTCTTTATATAGTGAGCGAACTCTCTTTTTAAAAGTATTACCTCTAGCTTTCTACTTCTGTTATAAGTTGCTTTTTGTCCTCTATCGAATACGCCTGTATTCCGTGTTCTATGCTTACCCCCAAAGCGCTCGTCAAAATCTCCCTTCTCTACGATATGAGCAAACCAGCCGTCATCGTATTTTTTTGTTTTACCTTTCCTTCCTATTGATTTAGTACGTGGACCAGCTAAAATAGTATTACTATTTTTATTAGGTTGCCAGGTTCCACTAGATCTCCTTAGCTGTCCTTTCTTAACCTTTAACGTATCCTTCTTAGTCCTTACAGTTATATCTGTACCTAGGTCTTTAATATTAGCCTTTAAGTAGCTTGCATAAACTCCCCCTACTTTATGACCTATCTTTTGCAAAGCTTCAGAGTCTTTAATACTCCATTGAGCTAGATTATCAATCTTTCTATTCAGCTCGCTTACTCCTGTAATTTTTACGCTCATCAGTTCTCAAGTAGTTCTGTTATTACTCTGAGCTGCTCATTACGCCCTACCTCCTGTACTCCTAGTATCTCATATATCTTAGAGTCGTAGCTTATCCTGTACGAAGGTGAAAGCAGCCCCACCTGGGAACTGTTACGTATCGTAAAAATAACCGATTGAAAGCTTACCACTTGCTCTCCACTATTGCGTTCACTAGCTGAGGGCTTGCGCTCTATAGCAGCCCATACTGTAGCATAGGTACCCCAGGACACAGTACGCTCTCCGTAATCGTTTACGGTTGACGTAGGTTGCTGTAGTATTACCCTTCTATCTAGTGCCCCTATATTCATCTAGTATTAATGATTCTATAAGGATTGATAATAGCTTTTATACCTAAGGGGATAACCGCTGTAATTGTACCCACTACAACCGCGCGCCTATTCTCGTAGAAATGTGCTGCGAGCATCTTAATGGCGTGAGTTAATGGGGGGTTAATGTCGTTAGATACTGTGCCGTTTATAGTTACTCTATTAAATTTGTCATCTACTAGATCTGGAGTATTCTTAAAATTAATCCTCCCAGGCTGTCGGCTTGTATCTGTAAAGTATTTAGAAGCTGCTAAAGTTTGGGAAGCTCCAGCTCTATCCAAGTAAGTTACAGAGCTAACTGTAGCTACCTGATAAGGGAACTCTATAAAATGGAAGCTGTCTAAATAAAATACGTAAGTAGTACTCTTAAAGTGCCTACCTGTATAGTCTTGTATTGATTGAGTCGCAGCGTCAATTATCGCTGTTATAGTTGTGTCCTCGTCTGAATGATCCACACGTAAAAACTCTTTCATATCTGCTAGAGATACAATGTCTGTTCCTGTTGGTTGTGCTGCGTATGTAAAATTCATTAGAGAAGTATTTAGAAAAAAAGAGGGCGAGCGAGTAGCCCGCCCCCAATTTCATATTAGTATATCTTAGATTACGTTAGTAATAGAAGCGAAAGCTCCCGCCTGACGTACATCTACATCGTAGAACTTATTCAAGTGTAGAGCTATCTGAGCTGTTCCAGCGTTCGAGTAAGGATCTACTAAGAGATCTAAACCTCCGAAGTAAGCTAGTACTAAACCTTGAGCCCAATCACCGAAGCAAATATCTCCAGCGTCCGCTGTTCCATCTACTAGGTTAGGAGTAGCTACAGCTGGGAAGCCGTCAAAACTCTGTCCACTCCAGAAAGCATTGATAGAGTCAACCGTAGCTAAGTCTCTAGATACTTTCCATCCTGTAGGACTCATAGCCCACTTACAGTTAGCGAAGTTACCTCCAGCGGCTAGTACATCTTTCTCCAACTCAAATAACATAGCGGGCGTTAAAGCTGCTCCACCTCCAGCTGTTTGCGTTGCTGCTGCTGCTTTAGCAAAAGCCGCCTTATCAATAGTCTCATTGATTCCAGCTGTTAACTCACGAGCTATCAAAGTATCTACCTGATTACCTCCCTGAGTGATTAACATTTTTGAAAATAAAGTCTTATTCGCAACACGAATAGGGGAGAGCTCTAGCTCGTCCATAGCTAAAGTAGAATCTGCATCTGCGCTTACCTCAGTCTCTTCTGTAGCAATAGCTTTATTACTTACTCTTGGAAACTTAAGGTTACCTGTAGCTCCATGAATAGTAGTAGCGCCTAGCTGCTCTATCATAGTAGGAGCTCTTAAAGCTTCAATTACTCCTGGTACGTTAGTAGGTACATATCCTGAACCGTCACCGCTTCCAGCTTGGAAGTTGTCAGCTGATCCAGCACGTAACAACGCTGCTTCAGGTATTCCGATTTGTCCTGTCATCTGTAAGCCACGAGCTTGCATTTCTGTGCGTGCCTCTTGAGCCCACTCAGCCTCAGCTCCCTCTAAGCCTTTACCTAGAGATACAGTTTCTACTGCGCGAGATAGAGAGAAAGATCTGTTAATTTTATCCATCTCCTTAGTCTCACTGATAGAAGTACCAGCAAAGTTAGCCTGGCGAGCAATCATCTCCTCGTGAGCTGCACGGCGCTTAATCTTATTATCTAAGCGAGTAACCTCACCCTCTAGATAGTCAGCTCTCGCCTCCTCTTCGTTTGTGAGCTCGCGCCCCTCTGTTTCTGTATTCTCGATTAGAGATACATGCTCTTCATAGTTTTTGCTACGGAGAGCTTTCATTTCATTTAAATTCATTTTTTTATTTTTATTTTTACTTTTTATTTTTTCGCTGGGCTTAGGCTCAGCTGTACGAATTTCTTTTGCTTCCTCCTCGTCTCTAGCTACGACAGTAGCTTCTTTATACGCTGGATAAGTGACGGGCGAAACGTCCAGTAATTGAGCCACCTCATTAACTTTCCGCGAGCTCCTGTCCTCGCTCCAGGTCTGATCCTTAATCGTAAACGCAAACGAAGATTGCGAGATATCACCCCTTTGAATAGATTCATATAGATCTGTTGCGTATTGTTGATTCCCTAGTTTTACCCTGTACTTTAATCCTATGTCATCGCTTGTTAGCTCTAGAGTGCCAGCGCTAGTACGTCCAAGTACTAAACTAGGATCGTGATTAATTAAAGCTCTTACATCATTCTCTAACACGTTATCAAAAGCGCCCCTAGAGATAGACTCCATGAATGGTCCTATATTAGTCTCTGTTTCATACTTAGCAGCGTAGCCTTCTATTATGCGCTCTCCGTTCTCTTCTCTAGTTTGTAGAGTAGTATCATGCTTCGAGTAGTGAGCTGCTGTTAAAAGCTCGTTTCTTTTTTCATCATTCATTAGTAGTCGTTTTAGATATTGAAGCAGAGTACTCATCCATCTTATCTAGTGATATCTGATTGACCTGGCATAAGTGTACATCTCCTCCAGGTACGGGATTTAGCTCCTCCTCTGCTCTTACTTCGTTAATGCTAAGAACTCCAGCCTGTAGCATCTGAGTAAAGTAGTTAGCTCTAGCTGTAGTATCTCCTCTCTGAAGATCTAC